ATTATTTGTATCCTCCGCCGGCCTTCTTGTACTCAGAGGCGAGCAGTTGTGCTTTGCGTGCCGACCATTCGCCGGGGTCTCCACCCTTGGAGCCAGCCTTGATTTTCTTGAACAAGCGTTTGCGCATCTCGGGCTTGGTGTAGTTGCCAGCCTCATTCACGCGTGACTTGGTCTTCTTCTTTGCAGCCATTAGTTTGCCGTCGCCTCCAGACGGGCTGACCCGTCAATCTGGGTGGGTTGCCCACCTGTTTTCCTGATGCGCTTGTACGCATCAAGGTCCTTGTCAAGGAGTCGCTCCTTGTGATTCATGTCTGATACGGCCCTGCTTCTTGATGGCATGGCAGAACCAGAGACAGCAACGTGCGCTATGCGACAAGCAAAGCAGCCCTCAACATCAAGGCTTGGATGCGTCTCTCTGTGCTTCATAATCCCCTATCAAGTTACGTATTCGCCGTACCCAGCCGCCACCAAGTCATCCTTTTCGCTCTGGGTAACTATGTTCTCGTGTCCACCATAGTAGATGACATCAACGGTAGAAAGGTCCCTTTGCTCGTTTTCCGTAAATGTCCCATCGGTCAACTTGTAGACATTGCGACCTCTTGCACCAGGCGTGAGGTAGCGGAAGAATCTGTTTGCCAAACCATTGCCGCTGAAGTCTGCCCAGCGCACAAGATTGTCGGTCGGTGGGCGGAAGATAAGAACCTTGTAGAACGATGCCGGAGTTTCGCTGCCAGTGCCAGAACCAGTGGCGCTGACGCTGTACACCTTTCTGCTGGATGCTGTTTCTGTGCCGGTGCCAGAACCGGTTGCGGTCCTGAACAATTCTTTCCTGTAGACAACAGTTGATTCGCCAAGACCAGAACCTATTGCCGTTCGCACTTTGCCGCTGAACGTGACAGTGGCAGAAGAACTTGAGCCGCTTCCAGTTGCTGTCCTGATTGCAACAAGCAAACCGGTTGCGGTACTCCCAGCGGTTGCGCTACCACTGCCAGTGGCGGTTCGTGGCAGAACCTCAAGATAGTTTGCCGACTCGGTTCCAGTTCCGGAACCAGTTGCGGTTCTGAGTACGACACGTACTCCAACTGCCGTTTGGGAGCCAGTGCCCGAACCGGTTGCAGTGGCAACTACGCCGCTCTTATAGAACGGCGGGGTATCAAAGAACCCGAAAGTAAAATCGAGTAGTCCAGTAGCCATATGGCTACTTCACCTCAATCGAGGCTGAGCGTCAACGACGTAATCTGGAAGGTGTCTCCAGCGGTGACGGCAGCGGATGAAGAAAGCGCTCCAGTCCACAAGCAGTTGCCCGACGAGGAGGCATCCCACAGCGACCAGTGGCTGTAGGTCTCGGTAGTGGAAACATTGGTCCACTCTGCGGTTCCCGAAGTGGCCATGCTGCCACTTGATGCTGCACTCCAAGTTACAACCTTGCGAGTTGTTTCGGTTGCTGCGTTGCTGGTTCCTGCTTCTCCCGGGTCCCCAGTGTGCAACTTGACATAGGTGTTCGCAACCGAGAAAGAAGTGTTCGCGAGGGTTTCAAGCAGTTTGTTTTCTGCGTAGTTCGAAATCGACATAAGTTCACCTTACCACATTGAAATCAAATGTGGGGGTCAGGCCAGGGGATTTGCCCGACCCCCACTACTTGCTATTTACTCCGATTAGGAGTTTGCGCCAATGCTTGACGCTGCCTCAATGCGGCGCAGCGATGCCTCACGGAATCGTGCGTAGCCACCGAGCCAGTACCAGCCCACAGGCTGGAAGCGCTGGAGCGAGTCAACCACCGGTCCACGAATGACTCGTGGGAACGCGCCGTTGCCATCGACAATCGAGTGCGCCTTGGCAAGAGCCTGACGGCCCATGATGTGGGTGCAGTACACGTCGATGTTTCCGGTTGAGCCAGCACCGTTCGAGGCGTTCTCGAACAGTTTCGCGCGCGGCGTCTCGATGAAACGCACGCCTTCGAAGGCGCCGACTTCACCGTTGTAGATGTTCGCCGGGTCGCTGTATACGTGCGGGTCGCGCCACGAGGCAACACCCGTCTCACGACGGAGGTCGTACGACACGTCTGGGTGGATGAAGCCCATGTACATGCCGTTGAACGACACTGCATTGGCCTTGCGGAGGGCAGCGACGACCTTGCGAACGTCGTTGGCCTCGATGATGTCCTCAGCCTCAATGCTCGTGCGAGCAGTCTCGTCTGAGGAGCCACCACCGCCGTAAACGACGTTGGTGCCACCAGCGAGCACGTCACGGATGACGGAGTCGATGGAGATTCCTGCGTTGTAGCCAACCACGTTTGCGGCCGCTGCATCCACGTCAAGGAACGACGTGCCACGCAACTTGGCGGTGGTGTTGACTGCGTTGCCGTATTCGGCCAAGGTCACTTCGACCTGGCTGTCCGACATCGCAACTGCGGTGACATCCGAGGTCTCCGTCAGGGTTGAGGTGGCCGGGTCGAGGTCGTTGAAGATGGTGAACTTCACGCTCGAACCAGGCATTGCCTGGGCGACTGGCATCACGTCTGCAACCGCGTCGAACAAGAGTTCGCTGCGGAGTGCGAAGTACGCAATCCGGTCAAATGCAACCTGGTCAGTGAGCAGGCTGCTTGCTTCTGTATATGCCATTGTGGGTTATTCCGTTCTCCCGAGTGGGAGAACCCACCGGGCTAGATGTTTTGTGCTTCTTCTCTCATTTGTGCAAGTAGATGCATCACTTCGTCTTGATTGCGAGTTGAGTTCAACTTCTTTACCCAATCGGTCTGCTCGTCGGTTTGCTCGCCGGCAGTACTTGCCTTTTGAAGTCGAGCCCAAGCCCTTTTCTCAGAGTCGTCTGCAACTTCCTTTGGCTTCTGCGGCTGCAGGAGGTTTACTTCCTGGGCTGCTGCCCTAATCGCTTCGGCAGACACCTCGCCGTCGTAGCCCTTAATGAAGTACTTGGCTTCTGGAGCATTCACGTCAATGCCTGCTTCAGCGAAAGCCATCTTCCGCTTAAGGGTTTCCAACTCCTGCGCTTGCTGTCGGAGAAGTTTGTTCTCTGACTCCACCTTCTTCAGGTGCGCGCGTACGGGGTCTTTGGATACCGTTTCGCTCGTCTCATCATCAAAATCGTCGATGACATTTGACATTGCTCACTCCGTTCTGCCCACTTCCAACAGGAGGAGTTGGAAGGCTGCAATAACCCTTTTTGCTTTGGTCGGTTCGGGACTCCGACATTGACAACAGTACACCACGCAATGTGGAATTTGGAGGAACTACTGGGCCATCCCTGCGCCGGTCTCAATGGTGCCCGATGTAGCACCACCAGTGCTGGCAAATCTGCCACCACCCAAGAACTCCCCACGGCGCATCGCAATGCGGCGTGCAAGTTTCTTTTCTGCCTCTGGGTCAAATCCAAATGTTGCGCCGAGTTGCTCTTGCTGGCTCAATGCCGTTGACTCTTCGCCAGTCATGGTCTCGTACAGACCGCTTCTGCTGCTCATGGTGGCAAAGCCCTGCATGGCTTGCTGCTCCGTAATACCCCTGGCTGCGAGTTCCTCAGCCGAAGCAGCAGTCAGTTCCATGCCACCCTGCTCCATGGCGCGGGCAGCCAGTTTTGCGGCCTCTGCCCTGCGGTTTAGTATCGGCATGGTCTCTGCTGGGTTCAAGAAGTAGGCAGCCAGGTCTGCGTCATTGACGTTGTACAGCCTTTGCATCTGGGTGCGCGTAGCAGGGTCTGCCTCTTGCACTCGGCGGTAGCCGTCGCTAATGCGGGCCTGGAGTTCCTGCGGGGACACATCGCCCTCAAGGAGGGACTGGATGAGTTCTGGTCGGTTGAAGTACTTGTCCATTCCGTTGGACTTCATGACCTCGCGATAGACGTTCTCCATCTCCACGTAGGTGCTTGGCTGCAACTGGGGCAAGCCGGCAGCAGCACGCTTGGCGTTGGCTGCAAACCTCTTCTTGAAGGCTTCGCTCTCACGGAGTTCGTACATAACCGCAGATTCAGTTGTGATGCCGCGGGCCATGAGGTCGCCGATTTGGTCTTCAAGGGTCTCCAACCCGAACCTGGCCAAGTAGGAGCGAATCATCGTCATTGAGTTACTGGTGGTTACGTCCGGCGCCCCGTCCCCGCTGCTGCCCTGGCTGCTGCCCATTGGGCGAGCCACATACATGCGGTCCAGTTCGTTCATGACATCTTCTGCCGAGTAGGTGCCAGCCTCAGCCCCAGCAACAAGGGTGTCAATGTAGTCCTGCTCTGCCGCCGTGTAGTAGGCGCCAGTTCGTTCAGCCGAAGTCCTGATGGTACCCATCCGTGACACGTTGGCCTCTGCCAGCAACTGGGCGGGGGTCTTGGCTGGCGGGGTTGACCCAGCGCCAAGAAGGATGTCGTCTGCTGCGTACATGCTCATGTCACTCATATCAACGCACCTGACCCCATGACTTTTCCATCATCATGATGAACTTGGCAGCCTGGTCTTGTGCTGCCCGAGTGTTGCCCCATCCGTACTGCGGGTCCTTGCGGAGCAAGTACTGAAAGTCTTCAGCGGTCATGCTCGTGCCATCGGCGCGCTTGTTGAACACGACCGAGAACTTCGGGTCGCTCATGTTGATGTCAGTTGGATTCTTCTCAAGTGTGCTCGCGGCGATGTTGCGATACGGCTCAAAGATGTCATCCAATGTGTAGCCCTGGTCAAACTGGTCGCTGAACTGCGAATACATAATCTTGGCGTTGTCCCTGGCCTTCTTCAAAAGCATCTCTTCGGTGTATGTGGTACCAAGGTATGGCTTGCCGGTAAGCGCAGAGCGAATCTGGTCATCCAGTCCAGGCGGGCTGTAGTTGAAACGCTTCAGGGATTCCTTGAGCACGGTTGCGGCATCGGTCTGGCCAACAGTCGGTGGCATTCCCTGTGCTGCTTGACGGTCAGAGATGATTGAGTACGCGTAATAGCCAGTCTGCAGTTCGCTGGCCTCGGTGCTCAATGCGTAAGTGGCAAGGTCACGCAACTGCGCATCATCAAGTTCAAGGTCAGCATAAGCCTTGCGGAAGTCAGCAACCTTGGTTTCAACTTGCTTGTCTTTATCTGCCTGACCCAGCAAAGCCCATTTGCGACGCGATGCATCGGTCGATGTGTAAAGTTTCGTGCCCTGCACCTTGGAAAGCCAGACAGCGCGACCAGCATCGGTGGTCAGGTCGTATGCATCAGGGTTGTTTGCATAGGAGATGAATAGGTCAATCAGGTCGTCGCCGAGAACAGAGCGGGCCTTGGCTTCTCCATCTGCGCCGTCCACCATTGAGGAGAACTGCGGGAAGTCAGTCTTGAACTTCTCGCGCCAGTCCTGCTTGGGGGTCTTGGGTGTCTTTGGTTTTGGAGCCATTATTGACCCAGCGCCTGAAGTGCGAGTGCGATTGCGTTACCCAGACCCCAGGTTGTCTTTGCCGTTGGGTCGGTTTGTTCTGCGAACTTGCCAGCAGTCAGTGCGGTGCTCGGCATCTGCTGTCCGGATGCAACGGCAGCACGTTCCTTGTTTTGGATAAAGTCGATTGCCTCGGCCAGTTCCTTTTTGTTCGGTGCTCGACCGAGTTTGGAAAAGAATGCTTCGCGCGCGTAAGCCATCGCATCCTCATCGGACGTAACGCGCACGCTCGGTCCACCCTCGCTGACGCTTGCAAACGAACCAAGTAATCCGACCATGTCAGACCAGGTTTTCTGGTTGACATTGGAGAGATTCAAAAGTCTTGCCCACACGGCCTCGTCGTCTGGAGTCCAGCCCAAGCCTTGTTTCATGGCTTCGCTGACCTTCTTGTTTCCGTACCAACCAACGCGCTCCAACTCTTTGGAAACCTGGATGCGCTGGTCGGTGGTCAACTTGTACATTTCGCGAGCAATGACAAACGGGTCTTCCAGGTCGTAAGCCTGTCCAGCAATTCGACCATCGTTGTCAAACAGCACCGGACCCTGGACGTAGTGTTCGCTGACTGCTCCAGTCCTGGAACGGAAGTGGCGAATCTTGATGTTGATGTTGGAGCGGATTGCTGCCGCTTCTTCAGCCGAAAGTTTCGGAGACCAACCTGAATACTTGCGGCGAGGATAAGGGCTCTGGCTCAGCAGGGTTGATGGGAAATCCGCAACGCCGCCCGAGGTGTCTACTGGGGGTGTCGTGTTTTGTGGATTTACTACCATCAGATGTCAACTTCCTGGACTAAGAAACGCTGCCAGATTCTATCAAATTCAGGGTTGGCAGCAGAGAGCGACTCGCCCAACTGGTACAGAGCCTGTCGTGCAGCGGCTGCTTTCTTGGGTTGGAAACTAATCAGTTGCTCTGACTGCATGATTTGCTTTCTGGCAGTGAGGTATCGGCTAACCGAAGAAGCAATTGCATTGTCCTTGAGGCGTGGGTCCTCGACCAACTTGTACAACTGGTCAATGTCGTTCTGCAGTTTGTTGGCTTCGAACTCGGCGCGGCGCGGGAATCCGGGGAGTTTGGTGTTCAGGTACTGGCGGTAGTTGCGCAGGGCATCGCGCTGCAATTCGTTTGGATTCGGTCCAAACAAACGACGGGCGGCACGGTACTTGACCGAGCCAAGGCGCTTTTGTGCCAGGTCAATCATTTCTCGGTCGGTCAGTTTTGCTCGAGTGCCCTCCAGCAACTGGCGCTCCCAGACAGTGAAGTTGAATTCTCCGCCCCCGCGCGGTGCCATGAAGTAGGCGGTGTCTGGGTACTGGTTGATGATGTCTTTGTTCTCGCGCTCCCAGACGCCGAACTCTTCGGTGGCCTCAAGACCCTGTGCTACAGCGCGGCTCTTGGAGCCCAGGTACAAAACCAGTTCGTCGCCGTACAGACCAAGGAACCTGTCAACGGCGCTGTCGTAGTCCTCGGTCTCAAAGGCGCGCAGTTCGGTCATGAGTTGGTCAACGAACTTGTCGCCCTGCTTGGTCGGAATCTTGAACTCGTTGGTCGGGGCAGCCGGACCAGTGAACTGACCAGCAGCGCGCATGAGGGTCAGAATCTGTGCCCTGGTGCGGGCATCGGCCATGAGTTGTGTTACGCCCTCTTCGGTGCTCAGGTTGTACTTCTCGGTGTTGACCGACAACGCGCGCAGGGTCTCCATGTAGGTGTTGCCGTAGGTCGTATTCATGTAGACCTCGTTGAACAGCATGCCCTGGACTGCCGGGGCTGCCTTTGACAACCACGACGGTGTTACGTTGAGCGCGTCCTTCCAGCCGACCTCTCCGTATGGAAGCAGTAGTTCCTTCAACTTGTCGTACTTGGGAACGTCGGGGAGAATCTTGGAAACAGCAAGGCTGGCCATCGGACCAAGGGCTGGGTAGAAACTGATACCTTGCGACAACCTGGCCAACGGTGCGCTGAGTGGGGAGTTGATGCCGGTGAAGAGTTTGGCAATCGAGCCCGACATCGGGAAGGTGAACATCTGTTCGCCAGTCGACGGGTCGCGGTAGATAAAGCCACGACCGTCCATGTCTGGGTCGCCCTGCGACAGACCGTGGTACACCTTGTGGAACTGACGGTACATGTGGATGTTGTCGGACACCGCAAAACTTGCGTAGCGGCCCAGAACGTCACGCCATGCTGCTTCAAACGGAGCAACGATTCGCAGCGCGTCCTGGAAGTTGTTCCTGGTTGACGCGTCGTACAGAAGTTCCTTGGTGCGCTGAATGCCCACGAAGCGCGAGTAGTCATCCAACTCCTCAACCTTCAGGGTGCCAGTGACGCCCTTGCGCTTTGGCAGATTCTCAATGGCATTGGTTACCTTCTTGCGAAGATTGCTTTCTCCGAGGTACTCACGGATTTTGCCACCGGACTTTTCGTAGATGTCGGCATACAACTTCATACCCTCTTCGTAGGACAACTGGTCAATGTGCTTAACCACTTCGTCGTAGTAGAACTCGCGGAAGACAACCGACTTCTCCAACTTTCGTGAAGCCGAATCATAGAAGCCATCAAAGAACCATGATGTCGCTTTGTCGGCCAGGTTCATCGTTCGCTCTTCCAGCGAGTCGAATCGACCACCTGGGCGGTAATTAATCATCTGCTCGCGCGGATAGGCAACAGCCAGACCCTTCTTGGAGTTCTCGTCCCAGAGGCGCGCGCGCTCAATCATGCGGCGTGCTTCCTTGGAGCCAAGTCCGTTCTTGCCGGCGGTTGCGGCATTGTCCACCAGAATCGGGATGAATGTGTATTCGTTGCCGGCAGCCTTCTGGATAATGCCGGTGACTTTCTCGCCATTGATTTCGACGACGCGCTTCTGACCAATCTGCAGTTTTTCTTTTGGCTTCAACTTGAAGTCTTCTGCTCGCAACACACGAGCGTCGTCAAGATTGCCAATGGCGTTGTGCGCAAACAGGAAGGTTATGTCGTCAAGGTTGCCGGTGTTGTACTTGACGTTTGCCAGGACCACGTGACGGAAGTACGAGTCAAGGACCGAGCGATAGAACTCCGGGTCGCTCTTCTTGAGTTCCTTGATGTACAGCGGCGGGAACTTGTAAGGCGCGTCATTGGTCCTGTCGTAGAACTCAAGGCCGTCAGCAAACAGGGCGTCTACACTTCTAAATGCTTGACTCCTTTCGTTATCCATGAATCCGATGAGTTCTTGTACAATCTCATCGTCTGTCTTTCCGGCGCTTATTGCGACTGCAACTCGACTCTGGAATTCATCAGAGAGAGTCTTCTGGGCGGACTGGATGACTCCGTCAGTGTGGTAACGGGTAAGGTATTTTTTCGGACCATCAGCCCTGGTCACAAGCGTAAATGAACCAGACTTGTGGCGGTGCCTCAGGGTGTCGCTAGCCGTCCAGCCGTGACGGGATGAAGCACCCACGAATGCGTTTCGCAGGTCTTCCCAGACATCTTCTTGCTTGCTTCGCTCCCAGATGCGCGGGCGAACGCCAGCCTCGATTGCCTCGGCTGTTTCGGTTACGGCCTTCTTGCCAGCATCAACGCCCAGGTCAGTCAGGCGAACGCCGGTAATGCTTTCCCCGTAGCGCTTTCCAAGAACGGCGTTGATGTAATCGATTGGGTGCTTGAACTGGTTGACTCCGCCAGCAGCCATACGCACTTGGGCGTCAAGCATGTTGCGAACGACGTATCCACCGGTGGCCAACTGGGCAACCTTCCAGATGCGCTGTTGCAGAAGTTCGGCAAAAGCCAGACTTAGTCTCTGCTCTCCAGTCAACACCGGGCGCTTCTTTTGCTGGGTGAGAGCAGCCATCTGGTCTTTGAGTTCGTCGATTCGCGCAGTCGCATTGGCGCGGCTGGGTCCCTTGAGTTGCTCGAGCCTGAAGACTTCGTCCTTCATTGCCTCGTATGCAGCCCTGTTCTTTGAATCAACAACGTCAACCATGCGTATAGGCATACGGCTGGTGATTGGCAACTTGGGAATCAACTGCTTGCCCTGGCTGTCCTCCAGCAGTTTGCGGAAGAGCGGGCCTCTGGTGAGACGACGAATGGTCCTTGTGTCCGGCAGAATCTGAACTCGGTTCAGCAAGTCAACGAGTTGGGCCGGCTGCAAGAGTTGGATGTCTCGGTTGGTGAACCCAGCGCCATCGAGAACCTCATTGACGAAGTCGGGGTCCAATCTGTCCTTGACCTGTTCGTACAGCGAGCGAACCAATCCGTTGTCGGTTTCCACGCCAGTTCGGCTGCGGAAGTAGGTGCGCATGGCATCGAGTGAAATCTCGCCGCCGTTAAGAATCTCTTCAATCATTTCGTCGTACACGCCAGACGAACGCAGATAGGTCTTCAGGTAGCGCTTATAGGTATTGAGTGTGTTCTTGCGTGCCGTTGGGGTGGCGGTTGGGAGGCGAGAGAATGCTTCGATTGCGCCGATTGTTTTGCCATCACCAGACAAGAACGCCTTGACATCAGCATCAGATGCACCGCCAGCGCGCAGCGAGAGCACCATGTTCTTGATTGATTCCTGGTTGTCAATGTCTCCGCCGGAAACAACGATTTGTTCCTTGGGCACTTCCTTGAATGCGCGCATCTTGCGGATTGTGTTACCGACAAGGTTGCGCTCAAACTTGTATTTGCCGATGCCAGCCTGCAGTGTCTTTTCGCCGAACTCCCATCCGCTGGTCAAAGCCGAAATGACTTGGTCTTCGGTCTTGGCGTTCTTCAGGCGGATAGCCATGTCGGTGCTTATCTGCCCATCAAAGATGTCTTCCCAGATGACGCCAGCGTTGTCCGATTGCTTGAGCGTGTCGACCAACTTGATTGCGTACGGGTTGGTACGGAAGAACTTGTCAAATTGCAGGGCGTTGTAGGTTGCGCCAGAGAAGTCCATCCCAAGGCCAGACTCGCGCAGATACTTCTGCTTGGTCGGTCCAAGTGCTTTGCGCAGGCTTGCGGCATCTGCTTCGCTGAGGAGCGGGACGATTCCCTTGAGTCCAGCCGACGGCTTGCCAGCCTTCATCAGCGCCTCGATTGTCTCGCCCGTCTTCATTGCTACGGCTGCGTATTCGGCAGCACGTATTCCTTTGGATATCCACTTGGATGGGTCCGGCAGCACGACGTTAAAGATGGCGTCGATGACTCCCGAGCCGTAGCGGTATGCCATGTCGTTCTCGCGGAATATTCCGCCAGTGGACATGACTCCGCGACCCAGCGTGAATGCCGAGCCGTATATGGTTCCGCGTACCGCGCGTGCGCGCGAAGCCTGCTCTTCTACGATTCGTGCATTAGGCAGCCAGCCAGTGCCCTGTTGTTCTGGGTTGTCCAGCATCGTTTGGAAAGTAGAAGCAGAAAGCATCCCAGGAACATCTATTCCCTTGCCGGTTGCTACCTGTCCAATCAGGGTGTTCGCATACTCTGGTATGGTCATCAGCGCTGAAAGCGACCATCGCGAAGCCCATTTGGCTGGTCGGCCCAATGTGGTTGCCAATGCGCCGCCAATGCTGGTTGAAACATCGGCAACCGATTCGGCTGGTGCCGGGATGGCAAGTTGGAATGTCTTTGACGCGATGCGCTTGGCCCAGCCGCCTGCATCGTAAATCGTCCTGACCACGGATGGCAGCGTTCCAACCGCTTCTCTCTTGGCATCGTATGAATCCATTTCGCGCTGCGATGCCATCTTGGCAACCTGGTCAATGGCGGCAGTAGTGGCGCCAGACTTTGCCAACGCAAGTTTGACTTCGGGCGACAGCCATGGCGCGCGATAGTTAATCTGATTCATCTTCATCGCCATCGACTGCGAATACTCAGGGCTTACTTGAAATTGGTTGGTACCAACGTCTTTCTGCATCTGCAGCAGATATTCCCTATCCTCAGGGAAGAGGTTGTTGTATAGCATCAGCCAATCCCGTAGCGGGCCAGCAAGTCATCCAAATCATCGCTAGGGAACATCTGGGCAATAGCGCGTAGTTCTTGAATTGCCTGGTCTGTCTGGGTCATCATGGGTATGCCCGCCTGGAACATGTTCGGCCCAGGACCAAACGGTGCTCCAGCGGTAATCGGTTCATCCGGGCGCTGCGTTGGCGCATTGAGTGGGGTCAGTTTGGTTGCTTCCTTGGCAACTCTGCTGGCAGCAACATCTGCCGGGGATGCACCCATCGGAACTGCAGACTGGCTGGCCATCTGCTCGGTTGCTTTTCCGTAGGTCTGTCCTTTTGCTGCGGACTTCGCAATCTTGGATGCGGGGTTCTGTAGGTCGAAACGATTAGCCACGTCAGGCTCCCATTTGCGCTAAGAGTTGCTCCAGGCTAGGTTCGCCCCCTGGTCCTGCTACTGGCGCCTCTGCTCCCATGCCAGGAAGCGCCAACCCCGGCATTGTTTCTGGTGCGCCCGCTGGCATTGCCATGGCCTGACGCTCCTGTGCGCGCGCGTTCGTGCGCTGCACTGCTTCGTACAGGCTGACATCTTGCTCCATAACCAGTTTGACGAGGTATGCAAGGTCGTCTGGCTGGTACGGACCCATCGGGTTGACCGCTTGCTGCTGGATGCTGGACAGTAATGCTGCCTCCACACCCTCTGCGATGATGCGGTCGTGCTCCAACTCCGGGTCGGAAATCAACGGGTCGGCTTCGCGTGCGGACTCTTTGCTCATCATGCCGGTTCCCAAACGCTGACCAAGCCCAATGATAAGTGAATTGACATCCGAACCAGCAGCCGAATACGTGACGTAGTGGAAGTCGGTTTCCCAAATCTTGTTCGGTACGTAGGTCTCCTGGCCGGTTGCGACACGCGACGGCAAGAAGAACATCTTGGGTACATCGCCCCAGTACGCCTTCTCGATTGCAATCGCAATCTTGTCTTCTTCCAGAAGCGACGCTTCAAACACTGACTGCGATTCTTGAACGCGGAAGTCAACGGTTGCCGACAGCACGTTCTCACCACGGCGACCAGTGCGGATGTTCGTTGCGGATTCTCCGCCGAACTCTGCAGGGATTGCACCCTCAAGACGCTCTTGGCGCTCAAGGCGGTCAAGTGCTTCGTAGGTCTTGTATCCAGGGTTGAGGTCTTGACTGCGGATGTCGCCACCGCGCACGATTCCCAAGATGCCGTTCTTGCTGTCAGCCAACTGGACAATCTCTGGGTTCTCACCAGTGCGTGCAATCAGATACTCTTCCGGGAAGATGCCGCGCTCGATGGCAATCTCGGTCAGCGCTTGCAGGCGTGCGCGCGTGTAGTACATGCCGATGAGTCCATCGAACTGACCGCGTTGCTTGTCGAGAGTGATGCGGTTTGCAACAACTGCAAGCGGCATGCCGGTTCGGTTGGGGATTGCCTCAAGCAGCATTTCCTGCATGCCTGCACGCTGGGCTGGCGACAGTTCTGGATTGTCTTCTGCGCCCATCACCACAAGTTGCAGTGCATCAGCGGAGACATACTCAAGAAGGGTGTAGCGCGAGTCGGTATCAACTTCGCCCATGCGTAATTGGTCGGACACCAAGTCGCCGTAGTTCTGCAGCAACCAGGCCGCAGTTACCTTGTGCGAGAAGATGCAGTCTGCTGGCAGCATGTCGTCTTGGTCTTCAACGGGCGCCGGGTATGTGTCAAGCGGATTGCGCACAACCCACTTGGGCATCAGTGTGCGGAAGTCTGGCTTGATAAATACGGACGACTGCGAGTAAGCAAGCAGGTGGCGTGCACGACGGCGCATCTTCATCTGCATCTTGTTGTGGTCCCAAAACGACAGCATCGCCTTGCGACGCATGCGCGAGTATCCCTTCGAGCGCTCAGAGCCGTCCTTGACTGGCGGGAAATACGGAGATGGCATCGTTGACGCAATGCGCATTGACATCTGGTCAAGCCCGGTTACGAGCAAGTTTGCAACGTTTGCTTTTGCACTGCGGTCCAACTCATTGAGTGGAACCACCACTTCGCCATTGGCAAGGTCGCGCACGCGGCGCATCTGCTCGTAGAGCGGGCCAAGTTTTAACTGGCGGTTGCGGTACAGTTCAACAATCTGCTCTGCTGAGAGCATGTTTTACTTACCCGTCTTGAGTCGGCGAAGAGTTGCCTGTGTCTTTGGGTTCTTCAACCACGTTGCGTAGTTCTTCGCCCCAGGAGCATTGCCTTCAATCGCTTGCTGAGCGCGGTTGAGTTGCTGCAAGAACGGCTTGTCTGCTTCCGTTGCGTACCTGTACGTGGACGGGAAGTTCAACGGAATGTCGTCGCTTGGCTTCAACGGCTTGGAGTCTGCACCCTTGGTTGATGCAGCCCTAGTCGTAGCAGGCTTGGTGGTAGCAGGCTTGGTGGTAGCAGGCTTGGTCGTTGCTGTCTTTGCAGGAGCAGCAGGACCGTACTTCTGGCTACCGACTCCACCTTGCTTGTTGAATCTTACGGTTGGACCCTTGGTGCCGGCTGGCTTGGTGCTCGCTGGCCTGGTGCTCGCTGGCTTTGGAGCAACTGGTGGCTTACCTGGGTTGAGTGCAAGCGGAGATAGATTCTCCCTTGCTGGACCATACGGTGTCTTACCAACACCACCAAATCGGTTGGTACCTGACTGCTTTGCATCAGGAAGCAATTTGCCAAGGTTGCGCAAACCAAAGCGAACAACTCCAGTGGCTTTGCGAGCCACAGCAGAAAGTGGCCTTGTGCTTCCAACGGCAATGGCAGCCTCGCCAAATTCTTGGGCTGCGGCTTTTGCAAGTCCACCAGCAGAGAAATCCTTGATAGGACCCTTGCCGCCAAGTGGGTTCAACAAACCTTCAATGGCAGTGCGACCAGGGTAGTTAATGCCTTGGCCAATAATGTTGTTGCGACGATTCTTCCACGCCGAAGCAACAGTCGTCTTTGGAGTCGGGGTAGAAGTCGTGCTGGTCTTGGTTACCGTGGTCTTCTTTGGCGGAGTCGGAACCTTGTAGGAACCACTCTTAACAGCACCCTGCCATGCTTGGGTGACGGACTGTGAATAAGAAAGCGGTGTGGTAGAGGTGGACGTAGTGCTGGAAGTTCCGCCCATCTTTCGCGCCGGAAGTTCAGTTGCAAGCGTGCGCTTGAAATCCCTACGCTCTTCTGGGTTCGCATTGGGCAACGCACGTTGTGCAATCTTTGTGCGTCCCTGTTTTGTTTGCGCCAAGACATCAAAGCGTTGGCGAATCTGCTTACGCTCTTCTGGCGTACCTGTAATCCCCCGCTGTTCG